CTGGACTGAGTGTATCTTGTGGCGATAGTTGAGCTAATATATGTCTACCAAGTTCACCATGACCTTCTTCTATTAAGCCGTGGGCTATTTCTTCTGATAATAACCTAAAATCTTCTTCTTTTTCTGATGTATGATAAGTTATTAAATTTATTGCCTTACCTATTTCGATTTTCATTTTCTATCCTCTCTAACTGTCTTTCAACTTCATATTTGCAATTTATTTTTCCTTTAATGTGATTTTCGACAAAATTTATTATTCCACAACACCCTATTTCGCCACAATGACCGCATATTTCACAATAAGGGCTTTCTTCTTTATTCATCTATATCAACTCCTATGTTATGTTTTTGTTCTAATTGTTGCAATCTCTCATATAAGATATAATCATTATCTTTTTCAACTTCTCTGCAATCTTCTTTTAATTCATTCCAAGCATTTTTGTATTTATCTTGTTCTTTATATTTATCTAATATTTTCATAATGCTTTCACCAATTTTATAAGGTTTATAACTTTTTTTAATATTTCTACTTCCACAATCTTTACAATACAAAACATCATCTAAAACCAACAGTGGTTCTATTTCTTTTTTAATTTCTTCTATCATTCTTTCACCTCTTTATATCTATTCATTTGATACCTCTTCTACACTTAAAATTTTTAATACATAATATTCTTTATTTGGCTCTGCTCCCCATTCTTCTTTGCCTGTGTTTCTATTTAATTCAACATAACATTTAATTGTTGGTTTATCATTTCCGTAACCATTTCTCAATAGAATATATCCTTTTTCACCATATAAACCATTAAATACATTGCTTAATCTAGTTTCCCAATATTGTCCTATTTCCCTATATTCTTCTTTCTTAATTCCTTCTTTTATCATATCGAACCATTTCTTTTTAATTGGTAGTGTTAACATACTATCACCTCTTATTTTTCTATCTTTTCTACTAAATCAGCTTTGATTAAGTCGTATAATGTATTATAATCTTCACTTGTAAATTCATTTCTCCAATAAGAATGTTTTCCACCATAACCAACTTTGTAAATCATTCTATTCTTTTCTACATTTTCTACATAAAATCCATTAATTAATTCTTCTTTACTATGATTTGTATTACCATTTTCACAACTATAACAATAACAAGGAATTATTATTTTTTTAGATTTCACATATTTATTGTATTTATCTAATTCAAACCCAAACTTTTCTAATTCTTTTAAATCTACATTATCTTTTATCTTTAACATCTTTATCACCTATACCATGTTTTATTGATATTTCATTTATTATTTCTAGTACTTGTCTTTTAATTACTTTATCGCTTTTAACTTCCCACATTGAGTAATCGCTAAAAATGGAAGGGTCAACTTCTGCTTCTAACCATCTAATTAATTCTTCCCATGCATTTTTATATGGATTTTCAAATTGCATTAACCCCGATGGAATAGTTTTAGATTTATATTCTTTTTTAATATCTTCCATCATTTCAATCACTCAACTTTCTTATTAAATCGTTGTACACATTAATTCTTTCATCTGCTCTAATGCCAGCGACATAAAATACAGTCTTTGCTTCTTGTGTTTTCGACTTTGATAATTCTTTATCTGCTTTATCTCTTATTTCTTTGCTTTTAACTATTTCTTCGAGTAAATATGTCTTAAATTCCTTTAAATTCATCATTTTACCTCATACTCTACTGATTTAAACTGTTCTTTTGTTACTACTGTTTCAATAAATTTTTCACTTAACCAAAGATCATTTCCACTTCTATTTATATGAACTCTTTTATCTAATATGTTCCCATCATTATCCCAAGTTACAGCACCAGCAAATAAAACTAAACACCCATTAACATAATCTCCTACTTCTATTAAATCAATTAAGTTATGGCTTGATTTTATTATGCTATTATCAATGGTATAAGTTCCTTCTTCATCTAATATATATTGATTCATTCCACAATAGCTACCAATATCTAAAATCCTTTTTATTCCATGCTTTTCAGCCCTGATATATATTCCTATTTCTAACTTTTTATTCATTCCAACCCAACTCCTCTATTTGTTTTTTTAATGCTTCGAATTCCTCAAAAGTGATTTCTATTTCGTAATGTATATCAGCATTGCCAAACCATACTACTTTGTCTTTTTTGTATATTTCAATTAAAGATAAGTTATCATTTTCAAAATTTCGGTATCTTAATTTTTTCTTGTTATTTACCTCTAGTGTATACCCTAATTCTTCAAACATTTCCTTTGCTGATTTATTCATTTCCTACCTCTTTCTAAACTTCTCATTTTCGCTAACTCTTCAGGTGTCATTGTTTCTATATTTTGCAACTTGCATTCTTCAATTAAATTATCTAGTAAAATACCCATTTCTGATGTATCTAATAAACTACTTCCAACATATACCCTTATTACCTTAAACTCTTTACCGTTTTTTTCTATCTTGTTTCTTTCTTCGTAATATTCCAGAGCCCTAAGGTTGGACGCCTCGGGCACTAGATATTCTTCAAATGGACATGATTTTTTAATTAATTCAAAATGTAGTTCTGTTGATGGTATTTTCAATTTCTTTGATAATTTATTAAGCAGCTGCCAATAATAGCTATTCTGATCTAGAGTTCTTTTTTTCTTAATCTCTTTTAACTCATAGATTTTATCTTCATCTAACTCTAGCATTTGAGGTATTAAATCTTTTATTGTTCCTTGCATTTAAACCTCCATATAATCAAAGATGCTTTTCTGCCCTATTTCTTTTGCTCTTTGCATTTCCAGTTCAAGCAGATAATTTTCATTTAGCATTTTTTCTTTAGCCTCTTTATAAAAATTCTTATCTATTTCGAACCCGTAGCAACTTCTATTCAATTCCATACAAGCCCTTAGTGTTGTTCCACTTCCTGCGACTGGGTCAATTACTACATCGCCCTCATCAGTAAATATCTCTATTAATTGTTTTAAAACTCTAACAGGCTTTTGCGTAGGATGTATTTTCGGTATATTATCTTCTGCTCTATCTCGCTCCCATTCAAACCAATTAAACACCATTGTCCCAGAGCCGTCAGCTTTCTTTTTATTCCTGAACTTTGGAAGTTTATCTCGATATAACACTACTGCATATTCCATTGCTCCCACTATTCGCATATTTGCTTTTAATGTTTGAGCAGAATAATTTTTAATAAAGAATATTGGGTATGATTTCATAAAGCCGTGTTTTTTACCATAATCAATAATCATTGGCATTTGCTCGAAACTACAAAACACTATCATTGCTGGTGCTTGTCCTTTTTCTTTAGGTTCGGGCTTTAATAACCTACTGCAAAAATGCATATACTCTGCTAGGTTAAAATTCTTATCTGAATTAAAGAACTGTTTCCCTGCAAGTTTGCTTTCTCCGTTTTTATTATCGCCGTCAACATACCATTGAGTAGAGCTTGCATAAGCATTATTACCTAAATTATAGGGTATATCTGCAATTACAAGTTGTGCTTTTGGTATATTATATTTTTTTCTATTTTGAAAATGATCGTTGTATAATTCAATTTTTATTTTTTTCTTATATTCTCCTTGCATTTTATCAACTCCTAATCTTTGTAATAATCTTTTTCCCACATCAATTTGTACATTGGCTTTTTAACCTTTTTGTTGCAATAATCCATAACAGTTTGATAACTTACATATAAATCTTTAGCAGACTTTCTAGCACTGTCCCATCTTCTTTTAACTTTGCCTTTTTCTATTTCAACCACTGCTTTACTCTTAGATAAATGACCTGTCATTTTACCTAACTGTTTTAAGCTTACTATTTTTAAATTCCTAACATAATTATCTGAATTCATTTTATTTTTATGATAAACTCTTTCATCGGGTAGCAATGGTCTTATATGATAATGAGCTACTAATCTTGCACAGTTAAAATCTTTATCTTTTATCTTTACCAAATAAATTAATGTCCCTTTTTTATTAAATGGTGTTAAATATCTATACCCTTTTTTATTTAGTTTTCTAAATCTGCCAAAGTTTGATACTTGATATCTAGTATCATGGATTATTTTTTTCCATTCTTCTTGCATAATTTAAAATGGAAGGTCATCATCTGTAAGTTGTACTTCATCTGCAAATTCAGCAAAAACATCTGTATTTGCCCTTGACTCTACCACTTCTTCAGGAGTTACTTTTGCACTTTTACTTTCTTTTTTACTGTCTAAGAAAGTGATATTAAAAGCTTGTATCAGTACCTTGCTCATGTTTTTTTCTTCGTGTTTCCATCTTTGCTGTATCAGTTTTCCGCTAACTCCGATTTTGCTTCCTTTACCGCAATACTGGGCTAGATTTTCTGCTTGTTTTTCCCATACCTGTACATCAAAGTAATGTGCTGTTTGTTTTTCACCGTATCCGTCATTGTATGCTATTGATACATTGGCAACTGACTTACCTGATTGAGTAGATCTAAGTTCTATGTCCTTAGTTATGTTCCCTATAATATTTACATTATTCATTTACTCCACCTCCAGTTTTATTGGTATTATACTTTCAGGTTTAAATCTTATTTCGTACTTATATTGGTCTACATCGCTGTACTCTAGTTGCTCTACTGTGTAAGTTATTTCTTTCCCATTTCCTAAATATAAGAAATGCTTTTGAAATTTATCTTCACCGATTTTACAAGTTACTTCTAGCTCATCACTCGCACTATTGCCCAACGAACAATTTCCAGTTATCTCAAATAAATAGTTGTCTGTTCTTAAATTTATAAATACAATTCTTCTTTTTACTCTAAAATTATCCGCATCTTTACTTATGTTAAAAGATACTTTGTCTGCATCTCTCATGCAACCTGTTGATGTCATTACTATTATTAATATTAAAACCAAACTAATTTTCTTCATCAATTAAAACATCTCTCTTTCTAATTCATTTATTTTTCCTGAAATTTTTGTTAAAAGCAAATCTATCACTATAAAATTATTATCAAGTTTTTCTCTGTCTGCTCTAGTCATTCCATTTTGAGTTTTTGAAAAATCGCTTTTGATTTCTAGTTTATCTTCTTTTCCAAAAGTTGAACTCTCATAGCTAGCGGTTGCTACCTCCACTCCATTCGCAAACCATTTTATTCCAGTGAAATCATCTTTTGTTTCTTCTTCTAGGATTTCTATTTCATCGTTTAATTTGTAAAAGTCTATACAATCTATAAAACTTGTTTGTTCATCGATATAGTCTTCATCTATATAGTATTCTTTATAGTCATAGTTTCTAAAATAATAATTTTTAGTGTCATATTTTATTTTCTTTGGCACTTCTTCCCCATTTGCAATTTTATTTAATAAATCTATTACTTTCATTAGCAACACCCAGCATCTGGAAATATAAACATTCTTGACAAAACAGTTTCATCTTTCAAATTGTAAATGATTACCTCTTCCCATTCTTCCTTTGATAATTTAATATTCTGGTCAGTCTTAATTAATTCTCTTGCTTCTGTTTCATTTTCTGCTATAACGACTAAAGCACCCCCAGGATGATATCTATCTGTCAATTCTTCTACTTCTTCAAATATAAATATTTTCATCTTTAGTCCTCTAACCCTAACTCTTCAAGAGTGTATTTTTTATCCAATTCCATACCTTTGTACATGGTATCTTCTTTAAAGTATGGGAATCTTATAGATTCTCTACTGTCATCGCTGTTGTTGTAATCAATTTCTAAATATTCTCTATTGTTATAAAGCACGTTTTCATATTTCGCAATATAATTAACTGTAATATTAGTGCTTTTAATAAAATGATTTAGCCATTCCTTTTCTTTATCATCAAGTATGCTTTCTTCTCTTTTCCATACTAATTTATCGAACTCGTAGACTTCTGTTATGTTAAATCCTTTTAAACCTTTAGGTGTTAAATTTTCTTTGTAATTATCTTTACTAATAAATAAACCCCATAATCTTTTATGCCCACTTTCAAAAATTACAATATGGTTATCTTTTAAATCTGATTTTGTAAATTGGTTTGATTCTTCTTTCATAAAATCTTTGTAAGTGATTATTTTGTAGCCATAGTTTTTACAAGAATCAATATCGCAATAAGACAACCCCGTTAAATTATTTAAATCAATACAAGTGTTTTCTTTATAACACTTGTATTGATTATCTTTTGTTGGTAAATCCCCATCACGCCACTTTAAGCCTCGTTCTTCGCACATTTTCATAAAGTCGTCATATTGTTTTTGACTTCTTACATTTACTGCTATTTTTTCATTTTTAAATCTTTCGAATTTTTTCATATTTCCTCCTTCTTTCTTTCATAATATTTTCTAAATTTTAACTCGTTTCTAAATATTTCTAGCCACTTCTCGCTTTCTTCCTGACCATCTTCATACCAAATGTCCCCCAAAAAAGTTCCACCTATTTCAAAATTGATCTTCCCGTTTTCTATGGCTCTAATACAATTTTCTATATGTGATGTTTCCATATCAATTACTTGTATCAGTTCACCCTCTTTAGTTCTCCAATATTCAAACATTTTTTTCCTCTTCTTTTCTATTTTTAAATTTCTCTAACATATCTAGTAATTCTTCTTTAGTTTTTTTTTCTATTTCTATTAATTGCCCTAACTGTTTCTTAGGTAGCCACTCCACATAAAATTTTTCGTATGTTTTACCACTCGCCAATTCATAAAATGATAATTGCCAACTGATATATTCTTCATCAAGTTCTGCTGTTGTTTTTCTATCTATTAAACTAAATGCTCCTTTTACATCAGCCTCTAAGTCGTAAGTTCCACCGAATTCTCCTTTATAACATACTCTTCGCTCCATAGATATAGGTTTTATGCCATGCTTTTCTTTTAGTTTTAAGTGCTGTTTCAGAGTAGCTTCTACAATATAATTAAATTTATATTCTTGTTTTAATTCTTCTAAAGTTTCACCAAGATCTATTTTTTCGCAAAGCTCATGAATTAAAATTCCGTATTCGGCCGCTCGCTCTAATATCCACTCGGGAACTCCTGCGTATTTATCAGGGAAGATAAAACTAAGTATTTCGCTAACACTAGGTATTATCACTCCCTCAAATAAATACAGATGCTCTTCTTCGATAAATTCAAGCATTATTCAACTTTTAAACTTATTGAGCTAGATACATTGCTTGTTTTTGAGTATTCTTCGAATATGTCGGGCATATCTTCTTTTAGTTTCTTACTATCTAGAGTAGTTCTTGTAGATGGTTTTCTGTAGGTAACTGTAATTTCCTTATTCGGGCTTTCCCATTTAGTTATTTCGTGAGTTTCCATTATTTCTTTCAAGTTCGCTTTAAATTCATCTTGTTTTAACTTCATTTCAAGTGCCTTTTTTTCAAATTCTACAATTGCTGTAATAAATTCTTCGGCTACTAATATTTCGCCATTTTCTACTTTTACTAATTCCATATTATTTTTCCTCTTCTTCTTTCTCTTTTAATCTTTTTATAATTGTGCTTGCTTCTGCAACAGTAAGTGCTTTAATTTCTTTCTTGTAGTACTCCAATGCTTTAACTACTGTTTCATTTTCTTTGTTGCTTTCCAGCACTTTTAATTGGTTTTCAGTTGCTAAAGTAGGTTTTGCTTTAGGCTTTTTCGCCGATCCTTTGGTTTTACTGTCTGCGTCTGGACTTTCTGTTTCAAGGTCATCTCCTGTAGGGATTAAGAATGTGTTTGCCAAAAAGTATTTTATTGCTCCCGTGTAGGCTTTATAACCTGCTTTATCTCCTCTATCAAGTCCTTCTCCTTCAATTACAGTTTCTTCATAAAAACCTGTGTCTATATCGTGTAATTGATAAGCCATAGTTGCTCTTCTTCCTACTGTCATATTTCCTGTTCCTGTGTAATTTTCCATTTTTAATAGTTCGCCTTTTATTTCTAATTTAGCACCTACTAATAGTTCGTTGGCAATTTCTTTGTATTGTGCCTCCGTGAAATATTTGTAATTGTCGTACGTGTTTTCCCCTTTTTTTTCTAAGACGCCTTTTTCTTTTAAAATATCTCTTGCCTTGTGTTTCTTGGTTTGTAATTTCCCGTTTAATTCAAACCATTTATCAGCTTCTAATTCATCTAGTCTATTTTTTTTAGTTTCCATTGACTTTTGAATTTGCATTTTTGCAACTTCTTCATTGATTATTTCTTCTTTCATTTCTCTTCTCCTCTTTTCTCTAATTTTCTAAAAAATATTTTCTCTAGTTCACTTATTATTTCAACATTTATTAAATTATTTCTGTTTGAGTTTTTTAAGTGTTCTTCGAAACTTTCACTAAACATTTCTTTTACTTCTTCGATTGTCAAAATCTATTCCCCCTTATGTTTTCTGCTTCCATTTCTTCGTTAGTTGGTAAGTATCTTTGCCAATCATCTTGTAAGTCCGCTAGGTAGTCATCAATACAATTTTCACAAAGTATAAAATCTTCAGTTTCATAATAATGATTTCCTTTTTTTATTTCACTTTCGCAATTCTCGCATATCATTTTTTCTTACATCTCCTATTCCGATTTATAATCCAGTCTCGTTGTTTAAATGACAGTTGCCTAGTATCTTTAACCTCATCAAGATGTAAGAGTCTAATTTGATTAAGTACGATTATCAATACAGGCAATGATATTAAAATTAAAATTACCACTTTTGTTTCTTCACTTATTATCATTTTTATTTACCTCTTTCATTGCTTTATTTAGGTTTTTATAAAACATATATTTTTTGTATAATTCATCTTGGGCTTTCGATAGCCTCCTGCTTTCCTTAAAATTGTCACAATTAGCTTTTAAATCTGCCAAGTCGTACTGTTTTTTGTACAATTCATTTTGCTTTCTAAATAAACTGTTCATTCTGCAATCTCCAATAACTTAGTTTCCTGATTTCCATATTCTCTTGCTTTTTCTGCTAACTCTGCCATTGTCATTACAGGCTCGGCTAGCATTTCTAAGCTTTCAATTCCTTGTTGTTTATTTTTAAATATTTCTATAAATTCTTTCTTAAGCCAAACAATATCTTCACTCATACACAACTTCGACCAGCCTAATTGCTCTACTGCATTTCTTGTTAGTAAGTTCATTTCGGCTAAAGCTTCATTCTGCTTGTAATATCCATATTGTCTTATTAATCTTAAAACCTCTTCCCATTCTTTAAGTGGGTTTAAACCTAAATGAGGATTATCAATTAACGCTATCTCCTGGTTTATTTCTGCAATGCTCGGTAAAAATTTATTAGTGGCTATCAATCTTTTAATCGCTTTTTTAAATGTTTCTTCGCTTGTTGTTTTAAAAAATTCATACCATATTTTCGCCTGTTCATTAGTAAATTCTTTGTTATATGCAACTCCTAAAAAAGTTAAAGCTTTTGAAAACTCTTCTGCAGTCATTAATAATCACTCCAATCGTATTTATCTGCTAAATCTTTTGTTGTAATAGTTTTTAAATCTTTTTCTTGAATTTCATCTTCCCATCGTTTTTGATTTAACCAAGTTGCAGGGTAAGGGATAAACTGACCGTTGTCTTTGTTCCAGTCTTTGGTTTGTTTAAATAATTCTAATTGACTAAGAATAAGATTAAACAGATCATTGTCCATCTTAATTTTTTTAAAACTTTTAAACGCTTCTTGTTTTGCTACTTTTTTAGGGTATTCTTTCCAAAACTTATTAAAGTTAATTTCAGTAGGAGTTAAAATTGTAACTTCCTCTTTTCCTTCTTCTTGACAATCTTCTTCCTTATCTCCTACTAAAGAATTAGAATAAGAAGTAGAAGTAGAAATAGAAGGTGTTTGTTTTTTATTTGTTTTCTTTTTGTTTTTATTTTGTTTTTTATTTGTTTTTGTTTTGTTTTTCTTTGCTAAAGCTCGATTTTTACTAGTCTCCAAGCTACTTACTAACCCTAACCATGCTATCTTTTTTATTCCTTTAAAGTCTGGAACACTATCGTTATAGATGTAATTATAAATAGCAAATATAAAGTCTTTTTTATCGTTTTCATCTTCAAATTCTTCTATGACTTTTGCGTAGTTTTCGAAGAAGGTAAAATTTATTTCGTTGATATTACTTCCTCCTATCTTTTTAAATGTTTTTTTGATATAATTTAGTTACTTATTTTTTAAATAAGTTTTTCTGACCCGTTTATAAAAGCCTTCAAAAACTGTTTATAAATGGGTTTTTATATTGCTAGAAAATGCGTGAACAATATAACAAAAAACATTATTATGATAAATATTAAAAATGGTCTAGCTGATCGATACTGTTCTTCACTATCGAAGAAATAGTCTATAAGTTTATCCTTTATTTTTTTCATTTGTTTACCTCCTTTCTATTTAACTTTTTTTACTTCTATTTCCTCTTTTGTGGTTCTACATTGATGGGTAAAAAAACAATATCATCATATCTTAATCCAGTTGCTTTTAATATATTTTCTATTATAGGAACATCTGGAAAGGTTCTATATGCTTCATAGTTTTTGACAGTATCAACGCTTACGCCATATTTAACTGCAGCTTCTGGGATAGTCCAATTATTATTTACTCGCAGTCCTTTTAATGTAAATTTTCTTCTGTCGTCCATTTTTATACCTCCTTGTAATTTTATATTATAATATAATAGACTCAATGTCAATAGTAAATTACTCTTTTACCATACTTTTTTACATTTACAGTTGATTTGTTTGCGTTTTAGCCTTATAATAGGGTCTGAGGAGGAACTATATGAACTGCAAACATTTTAAAAGAAGAAGTAAAAATTATAAATATTATCTATATTGCAATAAATTAAAAAAAGAAATAACATTTGATGATTGTAAAGGTTGCAATTTAAAAGAATATAAAGAAAGAAAACCTATCAAGAGTTATAAACCCATTAAAAAAGTATCAAATAAGCGAGTTACAGTAACAAAACATACTTACGAGTATGTTTACACTAGAGATGGCGGTAAGTGTGTCTTATGCCACTCTAACCAACAATTACAATTGCATCACATAAACGGAAGATCTAAGTTACTTACTAATGATGTAAATAACTGTGTAATGCTTTGCAATAATTGTCATCATAATGTAGTACATCAAAATAATAAGCACTGGAGACCTAAATTAACTGATTACATCGCAAATAAAAAGACCTAGTCATTAAGACTTAGGCTTTTTTAGTGGTGGTCTAGGTGGATAAACCCTCGCCCTATACTCTTCTTTTGTTATTTTTCTTTTCTTTTTCATATTTCCCCCCTGGGTTAGATATTATACATGGTTTTTCGCATAAATAAAGGGTTTCGACATAACTCGGCAAAAGAAATTGCATAAATTTGAACAAAGTGCATAAAATATGTTGACAAGCGGTAACCACTATGGTAATATATTATTAACAGCAAGGGAAATAAACAAAATGTAGGGTAACCCCCTAAGGAGATAGAAAATGGCAAAGTATGATGTAACCCACCGTTGTGGACACACAGGAGAGATTGATTTATGGGGCAAAGGAAAAGACAGAGAATGGAAACTTAAAAACGCAGAAGGAAATTTATGTAAAGAGTGTTGGATCGAGCAACAAAAAGCAAAACCAGAAAACAAAGAATTATACATACACATAGAACCTCATTTTTTAGAAAAAGAAAACGGAGAAAAATTAGTATACTTATATTTTAGTGGAGCAACTTACGAAAATAAAGAAGCGATAAAAGAACTTGGATTTGTATGGGGTGAAGAAGAAATGCCTACAAATATACCAGCTAAAAAAGTATGGAAAAATATATTAACTCAAAAAGAAGCAAAAGAAATTGAAAATAAAATAAAAGCACTAGGTGCTATACTTAAAAGATAGATGGAGGAAAAAAATGATAGAAACTAGAACAGCTAAGATAAACATTAATAAAACAGGAGGGACATCAACGGGCTACAATGGTAAATTAACAATCCCTAAAACATGGCTAGATAAGCTTAAAATTGACGCAGAAAATCGAGAAGTAAAAATAATTTTGAAAAAAGATGAAATAATTATCAAAAAGACTTGACAAGCGGTAACCACTATGGTAATATATTATTAACAGCAAGGGAAATAAACAAAATGTAGGGTAACCCCCTAAGGAGATAGAATGGAAAAATATTTAATTAATTACGGAACAGGAAGAGGTAACAAAGAAATACTTGGAACACTAGAAGAGGCAATGGAATTAGCAGATGAAAACATTGCTTATACAATGAAAAATGTGCAAATAGAAACCGAACACAGCGAAAGAATAGTAGCTCAAAGAATTTGGGAAAATGCTGATTATGATAATGTAAAAAAAGAAGAAATTCACGACCCTATCATATTTGGCAGTGAAGGTTATTACAGCGACTGGGAAGTATTTAAATGATATAAAACATCTGGTTAAAGACATACCCTACCCTAGTCAATTACCTGATGATTTGATAGATCACCATTACTACATCGCCGACAACGGTCATAGTATAATGTGCGTGCTTAAAACTCACTTAGATTTGATGGAGACATATTAGAAAATGAAAAGCTTAACAGACAAAGAAAAGGAAAGCAGAACTATTGTAGTAGGATATGGAACATTTGCCAATTATGATGTTGTTAAAGAATTATCATAAGAAAAGATTAAAAACAAAATATTTTTAACCACAAAAAAAGGACTAACCACTAAGGCTAGTCTTTTACATCTTGTAAATACTCAATAATTTTTTGTAATAAGCCTATTAAGTAGTCTTTCCATGTTTTTTCTGTGTTTTCTATTAGATCGGGCTCTTGTATTTCAACAGGCTTTTCTTCTTTATCTTCTTCAACAGGAGTTTCCACTTCCTCTACTGGCTCTTCTTTTTTCGGTTTATCAAGCTTAAAATATTCCCAAAAATCTTTACTGCCATTGATTCTCTCAATACCATAGTTGACAGATACCGTTTCATCACCCCACCATTTTCGGCTTGCAACATCTAGATGTAAACTCGTTGACCCAATATAACCAATACCACTAAAGCCTAGGTCTCCAGCTATTGCACATACTAATTTAGCACTTATTCTCTTACCATCTTGACCTACTACATAGCAATCTACTGCTTTTCCTTTAGTATGTTGACCGCTTCCACTCCCGCCTACTTTTTTATCGTGCGCTGGAGTTCTGTAGCCACTATAGATTACTAATGCTTTTGCATTTAACTCCGATCTGATTTCTTCTAGTTTTTCCACCAGTTTATCATCAATCAATATTTTATCTGTACCATCTTTACATTTAAATTCTCTAACTTTAAAATGAGGCGACAAATTGGTATTACCATCTTTTTTAAGTGAGTAAGTCTTAACTGCCATTTTTAAGCCCCCTAACAAATGCTTCGATTATAATAGTAAGTTCTACTTCATCTATTTTTATTCCTTTTGAATTTAATCTTGATAAAGCAACATCTCTTGCCTTATCTAATTTTTCCTTCCCCTTTAAATCGATAAAGACTTGTTCCACATATTCAACAGTTGATTTTAATACTTTATCAATTGTTTCAGTTTTATATTTTTCATCATAATATTTTTTTATTCTATTACCAAAATATAAAAAAACACTACCTATCGCAGTGGCTATAATCGGTAATAGATTATTTATTAATTCTATTAATAATTCTTTCATTTCATTTCTCCTTTTTTTCCAAAACAAAAACCCTTTTTTCAAGGGTTTCGTATTTGTTGTTAGCACTTACTAACAGTGCTTTTATTTCGATTAATTCTTTTTCGATGTTTGCTAATTTTACTTCTAATTCTGTTTGTTTAATTAGCTTTTTGTTTTCGTTTTCTTTGTTTTTTGTTGCGTAATTTAAAATCCCTAGTATTAATGCAACAAGCCCAAAAATAACTGTTAAAACAATCCCTGTTGTTCCGTCCATTTTTATTCCTTTCTAGTTTTTAAATAAACTTAATTTTAATGCTTTGAACTCCAACCATAATAGGAGTGTTGTTGACAACATCATAGTTATCAATAAAAGAGATTCTGATGTTAAGTATATTATCGGATATCTTTGTTACCGTATAACTTTCTATATTGGCACCATTTATATAGTCGTTCCCCTCTGGATTGTAACTACCTAAATATCCGCCTGATGTCTGGCGTATGTTAGCCTTAAAAACTTCCAGTTCAAATTGGTTTACTTTTTCAAGTGATTTATCTACAATAACCGTAAATCTTATATTGCCTCCACTCCCCGATATAATACCAGGGAAATTAACCTCTGAATTTGTAGTTCCATCTCCTATAATTTCAAAAAAACCTTCTTTTTTATATTTATTTGGCATTAATTTATTATTTATTTGCATATAAATGCTATTTTAACTTGCTAAGAATTGCTTAATCAACTAAATAATTAAAATTAAAAGCGTAGTAGGTTAAGTTGTAACTGCTGTCATTAGTTATAACCAAATTTAAATCACCACCTGGAAAAACAGCATAAGTTGCTATTCTTGCTCCTTGGGCTCTTCCCGCTCCATAAGATAAGGCAGTCGGTCTAAATTCAGCTGGCAATATGCCAATTAACGTGTCAAATGTAGGTATTCCTGTAATACTACCTCTTAGGTACACGACATTTCCGACCTTACGCATTTGTGGTTTTCCCACGTGAGAGGTAGATGATACTCCCGTTGCTAATGGTATATCTAACCAACCTGTATCTTCTGTTTTAATCAATTTATTATTTATTTTAACCATAATATAGTCGTATATTATGAGTTCTTTATTTCCATCTTCCTATTGCTGTCCAAGTTACATCGAAGTATTGATTAGATACTGCGGTATCTGTGTATATGGTGTATTCTTGTGTTTGTGTCATACTTGCTGTCCAAGCATATCCCACCCAAGCACCATGGCGATTGGCGTTAATCGAAACGTTAGGAGGAGAGATGAAAGTAACAGGAAAATCAAACCTTGTAAGAGTGCCAGTTTTGGGTATATTTCCACCGCTTGCAATACTCGTTGTAATTCCATTTATCCTTCTAACTCCCCAACAGATCATCGTTCCGTCTGCAAATTTTATCCATTCACCATTTTCATTACTTCCACTTTCTGCTATAGATTTAACAGGTAGCAGCTTTGAATTTAGTCCTAAAGAACTCATAATGCCACCTCAGTGGCTAATCGACAGCCACCTCGCAATTCTCTAGAGGACAAGTTAAATAATAGCTTGCCCCCTCTCTGATTTTTGACATAAATTTGTCGTATGTATGTATGTATGTATGTATCAGTTTAAAATTTTTCAAAAGCCCAGTCAAGGCTTTTCTTGCTTTATTTTTCATATTTCTTCCTTCTTTCTTTATTCCTTTGGTACTAAGATTGAGTCTTTGACCCATTTAGCTTCTTCCCATTCTCCAGTAGTTGCAGTTACGCAACGCCATAATTCTTTTTGATACACTACAAAATCATCAACTGCATATTCGGTTGACAGATTGTAAGTATCAACATCTAGTCCTAGTATTCCAAGTATCGTAGTTATCACTTCATTCATATTTTCAGCACTTAATGGCGTACTGGTATTAGGATAATCTTTAAATT